GTTGCAGAAAGAGATGCACGCAGACCTAAAGCGTTGGAATGTTCTTGTGATGCACAGACGCTTTGGAAAGACCGTATGGGCCGTTAATCAGCTAATAAAGACTACGCTGACCTGTCCGTTGCCTAGGCCGCGCACGGCCTTTGTTGCTCCTACCTTTGCCCAGGCTAAAAGGATTGCTTGGGATTATGTTAAATATTACGCCGGGGTCATTCCTGGCGTTACTTTTAACGAGACGGAACTACGCGCAGACTTTCCTAATGGCGGCAGGATTATGCTCTTGTCAGCTGAAAACCCCGATGCTTTGAGGGGGATTTATTTGGATGAGTGTATTTTTGACGAGTTTGGCATGCAGAACCCAAGGGTATGGGGGGAGGTTGTCCGACCTGCGCTTTCTGACAGGGAGGGGCGGGCTTCTTTTTTGGGCACGCCTGCCGGTCACAACCATTTTTTTGAAATGCTAGAGACTGCTAAATCACAGATTGAGGAAGGCTCCAAAGACTGGTATTTCAAGGTTTGTCGGGCTAGTGAAACCGGGATTGTGAAGGACGGGGAACTGGATGCTGCCAAGGCACAGATGACCCCGGAGCAGTATGAGCAGGAATACGAGTGTTCCTTTACTGCTGCTATTATTGGCGCGTATTACGGCAAGCTGCTGGCAGATGCTGATGACCAAGGTCGTGTTAGCCGCGTTCCCTATGACCCATCCCTTCCTGTGCACACAGCTTGGGACTTGGGCGTTAATGATGCCACATCCATCTGGTTTGCGCAGACCTTTCCCGGCGGCGCAGTAAATGTTATTGATTATTATGAGAGTAGTGGCGTGGGGCTAAATCACTACGCCGATGTTTTGCAGAAGAAGGATTACACTTACGGCGACCATCTGGCTCCGCACGACATTGAGGTGCGGGAACTTGGCTCCGGCAAAAGTAGGTTGGAAACTGCCTACTCGCTTGGAATCAAGTTTCGTGTTATACCTAGGATGAAGGTAGCCGATGGAATAAACGCGGCAAGGATGTTAATACCCAAATGCTACTTCGACCGCGACAAGTGTGCCGAAGGCTTGGAAATGTTAAGGCAATATAGGCAGGAATGGGATGAGCGTAAAAAAATATTTAGAGACCACCCGCGCCATGATTTTACGAGTCATGCAGCGGATTCGTTTAGGTATTTGGCTATTGGGCTGGAAAATAAGCAAAGGATGGTCAAGCCTCCGCAACAAATGGCAGTCAACGATTACAATCCGTTTCAGCTTTAGGAAAGACAAATGAGCATATTTGATTCAGTAGAGTTTGGCATAGGTAGCGGAAAGCAGGCCGAACAAGAAAGGCAGCGTTCAGTCCAAAACATACAGCGCAGAAGTGAGGTTATAGAGCAAGAGGTAGAAGAAAGACCCTTCTTTGCTCCGGGAGCTTTGATGCTGGGAACCCTTCAGTCTGGCATTGGCGGTCAAACAAGGGAAAGTATGATTAAAGCATTAGAGAGGGGCGGGACTCCTGTTAGGGACGAGCGCGGTATGACTGTTGGTGTTGTAAGAAGGGGTGCCGGAGTTTTTGGTGGCGATGATTATGTGGGCCGCCCAGACTACAATCCGATTGCTGCCAGGGTTAATAGAATGACGGGCACTGGCGACCAGTTTCCTATGTTTGAGGAAAGGGGCGGCGTAATTAGGGCTCGTGCCTTAACAGCTACAGAGCGCGCAATGACACCCGGTCAAGACGAACCAGCTAGAACTATTATGGGTGCAGCACCCCCAGCAGCCCCACCCCCAGCCACTACTGGCGTAACAGGAGCCCCGGAGCTAGACGCAGCTGCCGCGGCGGCGCGGGCGGAAGAACAAGTGCGGATGCAACGCTCTCGGCGCAGGGGGCGCACTGCAACGATTGTTGGCGGGCTTTTAGATGACGCTCCCGCCTCTGGTCAGGCTCCAACATTGTTAGGTTGATTATGGAACAGCATGCTAAAATATTGGTCAAACGCTTTGAGGAACTAAAAGCAAAGCGCGACAACTGGAACACGCATTACCAAGAACTTGCGGATTATATGTTGCCTCGCAAGGCTGACATCGTAAAAAAGCGGTCTCGTGGCGAAAAACGCATGGAACTCATTTACGATGGCACAGCTTTGCAGGCTGTTGACCTTCTGGCCTCCAGCCTACATGGCATGCTTACCTCCGGCGCATCCCCTTGGTTTCATTTGGACATCAAGGACTCCGACATAAACCGGGACGATGATGTGCGCGAATGGTTGCAAGACACCAGCATGCGCATGATTCAAGCATTTAATCAGTCAAACTTTGAGACTGAAATACACGAGATGTATGTTGACCTGGTTGTGTTTGGCACGGGTTGTATGTTCTGCGAAATGTCAGATGGTGACTTGCGTTTCAGCACCCGGCACATCTCGGAATATTATGTAACCGAAGACCGGTTTGGTGTGGTAAATGCCGTATACCGGCTCTATGAGTCCACAGCTTCCCAAGCCATTGCTAGGTTTGGCGAGGAAAATGTCAGCGAACACATCCGCAAGACATTTGAGAAGAACCCGGATGACATGGTTGAGATTTTGCACATCGTGCTGCCAAACGAAGACCGGGACGCTACCAAGATTGACAACAAGAATATGCCATATTCATCCGTCTACATTTGCAAGAAGACGGGCATGATTATGCTTGAAGGTGGCTTCAATGAGATGCCTTATGTGGTTCCGCGTTTCTTGAAAGCAACCGGTGAGATTATGGGGCGGTCGCCGGCCATGACCGCCCTACCAGATGTCAAGATGATTAATCTGATGTCCAAGACCATCATTGAAGCGGCACAAAAGATGATTAACCCGCCGCTGCTGGTTCCTGATGATGGCTTCTTGCTGCCTATTCGAACTCAACCCGGTGGCCTTAATTTCTTCCGGTCTGGCTCACGCGACACCATCACTCCGCTGAATACCGGCGCAAACATCAACATTGGTCTGGAGATGGAGAACCAGCGCAGACAAGCTATTCGTTCCGCCTTCTTTGTTGACCAGCTTCTTATTGGCGGTGGGCCAAACATGACTGCAACAGAAGTGATTGGCAGACAGGAAGAACGCATGAGGGTGATTGGCCCCGTGCTGGGCAGGTTGATGAACGAGATGCTACGCCCGCTGATTGACCGCGTGTTTGCCCTGATGTTGCGGGAGCAAATGCTGGCACAGCCCCCAGAAATGCTGCAAGGCCGGAATGTTGAGATTGAGTATGTCTCACCGTTGGCTCGTGCGCAAAAGTCCAACAGCCTTAACAACACTATGCGGGCGTTGGAAATCCTTATGCCGCTGTCTCAAGCCCTACCCGTTGGCGACCATATTGACCCAGACGGGCTGGTGAGGCATGTTACCGATGCTCTTGGTGTTCCCAAGACTACGCTGCGTTCCCAGCGTGAAATAGCTGAAACACGGGCAGCCAGAGCGCAACAGGAAGCAATGATGCAGCAACGGCAGCAGGAACAAGAAGATGTCTATACCGCCGCCCAAGCTGCACAAGCAGTTAGGATGGTTGGAGAGTAATGGAAGAAATAGACAAACTCCGCGCAATGTATAAAGAAACCTTTGATTCCACAAACGGACAGAAGGTTTTGCACGACCTTGAAGCCCGCTGTAACTGGCGGTCTTTAAGCTATGTGGCTGGCGATGCCAAGGCCACAGCTTTTGAGGAGGGTAAAAGAGCAGTCATCCTCCACATCCACAACATGCTGACAGAGGAGTAATTATGTCAGAAGAAGCAATCGAACAGGTAGACCAGCCTACCGAAGCACCGCTGTTGGAAACACCAGCGGATGTAGCGCAAGGCGGTTCTGGTAACGATTTTTTAAGCACAATACCAGAAGAATTGCGTGACCACCCAAGCCTTTCCCCAATCAAAGATGTTGAAAACCTAGCTCGTTCCTATGTGAACGCGCAGCGTCTTATTGGTGCAGACAAGATTCCGATGCCGGTCAACCCGACAGAAGAAGACCTTGACCGCATCTACGGCAGACTGGGCCGCCCAGAAACGCCGGATGGTTACGAAATAGCTGTTGATGGGAATGTGATTACAGAAGATGCCGCCAAATCTTATGCAGATGTTGCGCACAAACTCCGGCTCTCGCCGGAACAAGCGAATGGTGTTTTGGAATACTATAAAAGCTTGTCCCAACAGGGTGCGGAAGCGGCGGAGCAAAATGCACAATATGCCCGCGAACAAGTGGAAACGGAACTCCGTAAGGAATGGGGGCAAGCGTTTGAGCAAAAACTCTCTGCGGCTAAAACTGTGGTGCAAGACTTTGCAACGCCTGAAATTTTGGAAATGAAGCTGGCAGATGGCACGATGGTTGGCAACCATCCCGATTTCATCAAAGCATTTGCAAACATGGCGGATTTCCGGCATAGTGTAACCAGTGAAGACACAATCTCTGACAGTCCTTCTAGCCGTGCTATGACACCTAAAGAGGCACAAGCAGAGATTGATGCCATCATGAATGACAAAACACATCCTTATTGGGATGCAAAGGCACCTGGTAGGCAAACCGCTATTGACCGGGTGTCAGAATTGATGGGCATGGTTCATGGATGAACTTGAAAGAGTCCATGCCCGGATGGATTGTTTGAGGATTGCGTTAGAGTTTGGAACTCAGCGTGATGTTCTTGACCCAGCCCGATTAGCCGACAGGTATTGGGAATGGGTTACTAGGGGTAGCGAGGCAACTCGTCCCGCAGACGACCGGAAAGACGGTGGCCAGACGCAGGCCAAAAAGGCGAGGAGCGTCCGAAAGGGTAGCGCACTGACAATGAACCAAATGTAACTGTGAAAACAAGGAGTTAGACTCATGTCTACGCAAGTGACCACAGCATTTGTTCAGCAGTATTCTGCAAATGTGCAGATGCTTTCACAGCAGATGGGTTCCCGTCTGCGTGATGCAGTGCGCGTTGAGAATGTTGTTGGCAAAAATGCTTTCATCGACCAAATCGGTGCTGCGACTGCTGCCCTTCGCACCAGCCGCCATGCCGACACCCCGCAGATGGACACTCCGCATGCCCGCCGCCGCCTGTCTTTGGCTGACTACGAGTATGCTGACCTGATTGATGACCAGGATAAAGTCCGTATGCTGATTGACCCGACCTCATCCTACGCTCGTGCAGCTGCTGCTGCTATGGGTCGTGCAATGGATGATGTCATCATCACTGCCGCTACCGGCACTGCAAGCACCGGCGAGACTGGTTCAGGCAGCGCATCACTGGATGCAACCGCCAACTCTGTTGGTTCTGCTTCATCCAACGATGGCCTGACCATTGCAAAGCTGCGTGAAGCCAAGCGTAAGATGGACTTGCTGGATGTTGACCCGTCCATCAATCGTTACATCGCGGTTGGCCCCAAGCAAATTGAAGACCTGCTCGGCACTACTGAAGTGACCAGCAGCGACTTCAACACCATCAAAGCACTGGTTCAGGGCGATGTTGACACCTTCATGGGCTTCAACTTCATCATGACCAACCGGCTGTCCATTGATTCCAATGACATCCGTAAGTGTTTTGCTTGGGCCGAAGATGGTTTGACCCTTGGTATTGGCAAGGACATCAATGCTCGTATTGATGAGCGCGCCGACAAGGGCTATTCAACCCAGGTTTACTACTGCATGAGCATCGGTGCGGTGCGCATGGAAGAAGCCAAGGTTGTCCAAATCTTCTGTGACGAAACCCCTGACTAAGAGGAGCTAAAAGATGACAACGAAAAACTCTGACCTCATTGCTAATCTTGAGGCTCTCCCGCAGGTCGCTAACAACGCTCAAGAGCTTGGTGGCGTAAAGCGTATTGCACAGGGCAATGTTGCACTGGCTGCTGGTGACAGCACCGATGACGACATTGTAATGCTTGCACCGATTCCAACCCACGCGACCCTGACTTCTGTCCGTGTTGGTTCCGACAATCTGGGTGGCACATGCACCTTTAATGTCGGTTTCTACACTGATGAAGGCGTGGTTGTTGATGAAGATGCGCTGGCTACTCTTGTAGCTGACGCGGCTGGCATGACGGAACTGCGTTATGAAGAAGCCAACATCAACACCACCGGTCAGCAGGTTTGGGAACTGGCGGGTCAGTCCTCAGACCCCGGTGGAATCTACTATGTTGCGGCAACTTTCTCCGCAACTGGTGGCACCGCTGGTGACATGGCTTTCATCATTGAGTATGTGGTGAACTAATCTGGTTGGGGCGGCCCCTGAAAGGTCGCCCCTTCCTTCTCCTGCCGGGGGGAACGGCGTGGAATACAATAGTGATTTTAGGTATGACCTAAAGGTAGGACAGGTAAGCGAAAAGCGACTTGGTGAATTATTGACCGACAAAACTATAGAGGTGAAAAGAGATTTTAGGGCTTCACAAACTGGCAAAGTGTTTGTGGAGTTTTTTTGTAGAGGCAAACCATCTGGCATTGCTACGACAGAAGCAGACTTTTGGGCCTTTATGATTAGTAACGAATCTGTGGTAATATTACCTACAAAGCGTGTAAAAAAACTTGTTAGGGAAGCAAAAAGGAAAGGGAAGGTTGTCTCTGGCGGCGATAGCAATTTAAGTCAGGGCGCACTGGTAGAAATAGAGAGGCTTATGACCGATGCCATCCGTTGTTGACATTTGTAACGAAGCTATGGACTTGCTTGGCGCAGGAACCATTACAGCACTAAGTGAGAACTCAAAAGAAGCGCGGATTTGCAATCGGCGTTTTTCTACTGTGCGTGACGCTGTTCTCCGGGCGCACCCTTGGAATGTGGCTATTACCAGAAAGTCCATTGCACAAGACGCTGACACACCGGCATTTGGGTTTAGTTACCAATACACCCTACCAAACAATCCTTATTGCTTGCGGGTTCTGTCCTTCTTTGACGACCAGGTGGACAGCGAGATTGCTGCGTATGACACCCGGCTTATGTATAAGATTGAAGGCCGCAAAATCCTGTCAAACGAAAGCACCTGCAAGATTACCTATATTGGCCGCGTCACTGACACAGAGCAGTATGATTCCCTTCTCAGCAGCACTGTGGCGCATCGCTTGGCCGCAGAAACCGCCTATGCCTTAACAGGCAGCAATGGTGTTGCCCAACAAATGTTCCAGCTGTATGAGTCCCGCTTGCGTGAGGCTCGTTCCATTGATGCAATGGAAGGGACACCAGACAAGCTACTCGCAGACGACTTCATTAATGTAAGGTTCTAAGATGGCCCGCGTTTCCACCATCATTACCAACTTCCAAGCTGGTGAACTTTCCCCGCGTCTTGAGGGCCGCATTGATTTGCAAAAGTATAACTCTGGGGCGCAGACGCTACAGAATATGCTGGCCTTTCCCCAGGGCGGTGTTACGCGCAGACCAGGCACATACTATGCCGGTTCATCAAAAGATGGTGGCAAGGTTCGTCTGATTAACTTTGAATACAGCGATGAGCAAGCGTATGTGCTGGAGTTTGGTGCAAACTACATTCGCTTCTTTAAAGATGGCGGTATTCTGACCGAGGCAACAAAGTCCATCACCGGGGCAACTGCGGCAGACCCGGTTGTTATTACCGCTACATCGCATGGTTACTCAAACGGTGACCGGGTATATATTACCGGTGTCACCGGAATGACAGAGATTAACAACAGGGAGTTTACTGTAGCCAATGTTACTACTAACACCTTTGAACTTAGCGGTGTGGATGGTTCTGGTTTTTCTGCTTTTGTTTCTGGTGGCACTGTTGGTAAAATTGTCGAAGTAACCACCACATATAGCGTAGATGACATATTTGAAATCAATCATGTGCAATCTGCCGATGTTATTTACCTTGCACATAAAGACCATGCGCCAGCAAAACTGACGAGAACTACAGCTACCAGTTTTACCCTGTCAGACATTCCTTTTGTTGATGGCCCCTACCTTGATGAAAACACAACAGCAACCACGCTATATGCCTCTGCTGCAACTGGCAGTGTAACCATTACAGCGTCTGCTGATTTATTTACCGCCGATGATGTTGGCAGGTATATTCGTTTCCGCGAGGTGCTTGAGATTGAGCATGACTTATGGGCAGCCAGCACCAGCTATAACGATGGTGATTCTGTCCGATACAATGGTCATGTCTATGAGCAAGTTACAGGTTCTACACAAACATCTGGCAACACTCCGCCTGTGCATACAGAAGGCACAGAAACCTATGGTGCTATTGATTGGGAATACAAGCACGATGATACGGGGTATGTAAAAATTACCGCGTTTACTAGTGCCACTGTAGTCACAGCTACCGTCCAAGAAGATGATGGTGGCATCGCTGTTTTGCCTGACCATGTTATTGGTGCTGCCAACGCTACAAAGAAATGGTCTCTTGGCGCGTTTGGCGGTGAACAGGGCTACCCACGCGCCGTAGCGTTCTATGAGGAGCGTCTTTACTTTGCTGGCACTACAGGCCAGCCGCAAACCATTTTTGGTTCCGTTACCGCTGACTTTGAGAACCAAACACCCGGCATACTGGATGACAGCGCAATCAACATCACCATTGCATCCGACCAGGTGAATGTTATTAAGCACATGATTCCGGGCCGCTTCTTGCAGGTCTTAACCACCAGTTCAGAGTTTACCTTGTCTGGCGGCACTTCTGGGCCAGTAACGCCCACAAATGTTAGTGTGCTGCGGGAAACTACATTTGGTTCATCCGATGTCCGGCCTTTGCGAGCTGGAGCCAGCACCATCTTAATTCAGAAAGGGCAAGAGAAGGTAAAGGAAATTACCTTTGACTTGGACACGGATGGGCTTGTTGGCCGTGACCTGACTATTCTGGCGGAGCATTTGGCTCGTGGCGGCTTGACCGACATGGTTTGGCAGCAGGAGCCAGAGCTTGTTCTTTGGTTTGTGCGCTCTGATGGCACCCTTGTTGGCCTGTCATACGACCCCGCAAACAACACGATTGGTTGGCACCAGCATCCTCTGGGCGGCACTGGCACTGTTGAAAGCATTACAGCAATCCCTAGCGGCGCAGAAGACCAAGTATATTTGTCTGTAAAGCGCACCATCAACGGCGCGACTGTTCGTCATATTGTGTATATGAAGCCGGTGTATTTTGGCACAGATGTTTCAGATGCCTTTTATGTGGACTCTGGGCTGACATACGACAGCACCGCGACCGACACAATTAGCGGCCTTAACCACCTTGAGGGTGAGACTGTGCAGATTTTGGCAGATGGCTCGGCCCACGCAGACAAGACAGTAAGCGGCGGCAGCGTAACGCTAGACCGGAACGCATCTACTGTGCATGTCGGCTACTCTTACACATCCCTTGTTGAAACCTTGCGTATTGAAGCTGGGGCTGATGATGGTGTGTCACAGGGCAAGATTAAGCGCATACACGGCGTAACTGTGCGCTTCATTGACACTGTTGGCGCAGAGGTTGGGCCAGACACCAGCAATCTTGACCGCATCCCATTCCGTGACAGCAGCATGGCTATGGACGCAGCTGTTCCTATGTTTGATGGCGACAAGGAAATATTTTTCCCATCCAGCTATGAGACGGATGCGCGGGCCGTTGTCAGGCAGACACAGCCCTTGCCTATGACTGTTTTGGCAATCATGCGCAGGAGCAACACATTTGATGCTTAGAGCTATTTGGATTATTATGGGTATACAAGGGTAAGCTGATGAATTTTTTGACTGCACTTTCTGCAATAGGCACTGTAGTTGGTTTCGCGGGCCAGCAAAAGGCGGCTCGTGCGGCTGAAGAAGCAGCTGAGTATAACGCACGGATTGCCGCCGAAGAAGCTGTTTTGCTGCAACGCGCAAAGACTGCACAAGAGGCAAATCTTAGAGAGCGCGCCAAAAGACTTGCTTCTACCCAGCGTGTTGCGACAGCTGCATCTGGCATTGAAATGTCAGGCAGCCCATTGCAGGCAATGGCTGACACATACTTTTCTTTGGAGAAGGATGTGGCAATGCTGCAATACGCATCCACCATTGAGCAAACAGCAAAGCAAGCAGAAATAGATTTGACAAGACTGCAAGGCAGGGCCGGTGCATCCGCACAGAGAATAAATGCCTATTCTTCTTTGCTTGGTGGGGCCGTGTCAACCTACGAACTAAACCGCAGAATTACGACAGGATGAGTTAATGCCAAGGATTCCTCTTTATAATCAAGGGCTTGGCCCATCTGTTCAAATGCCAACCGGGCAGCTTTCTCCGCGGGCAAGCGCACAGGCTCTTGCTGCCCCAGGTCAGGCAATGGCTGGCCTTGGCCGCGTTATACAGCAAACGGCGCAGGTTGGCGCAAAGTTTGAAATGGAGAGGCAGCAGCGCGAGGCGGAAGACTTGCAGCTGATTATGGACAGGAAGCTGAGTGAGCAGGCCAGCGACCTTAACAGGGATGGCACCCTGAGAGATGTGGACTCATACAG